GCCGCCGTAACCGCTAAAAAGAGATCCAATCTTCACGCTTTTCCACCTTGTCTAGATTGGCTTCAACCTTAGTACCATCCGGCAGGAGAAAATACCAGCGAAAGGCCGTTATATCGAAAACCGGGCGCTCGACAGACTCCCATACCGATAACTTATGGCCCCAACCCCTAGCCCCGTTAGCCGCCCGAAAATCGGACTCCATAGCGCCATTCCACAGCGCGCAAACCATCAGCAGGTTATCTGGAATATCTAGAAGTTTGGATCCACCCATTCCCCGGTTAATCCTGTGATGCGGAACTAAATCATCTTCGCGACCGCAATGCCAACAATGCGTGTCACGTTCCTGAACTATTTTGAAAATCTTCTTGGGGATTGCCATGACCCAAGTGTAACCGCTTGCAATTTGTGTTCTACTCTTTCCCTAACGCCCACGAATGTAACCAATAGAACACGTTGCCTATGTCACATTGTTGGCACGGTTTTGTGACAATTTGTGTGCGCCTTCGACCGTAAGTGTTGGCTAGAGTTTCATCTCTGCCTGCATCAACTTTGACATCGTAGCCTGAGCCATTATCGCGGACTCAATAGTTCGAAGTTTCGTGCGGACACGATTGACTTGAGCCTTAGCCAAGTCTCGCTGAAACCGCGCTTCCGATGATTCGAGTTTGGCAACCGCCTGCCGTTCAGCAACTGAGCCTGCCGCCGATATAAATGCGCCAGCCTCCGTTTGGTCCAGTTCAAGTTCAGTTCTAGCCAAATTAGTTTCAGCCTCATAGAGCGCCTCAACCCCTTTCTTATTCGTTGCCGTGAGTTCCTGCAACTCCAGAATTATTTCGGACGGTGTCAATTAGACCCTCCAATCTGTCCTTCAAGTGTGCCTTCCAGAACTCAGCCTCGTTTGGTTGGTTTCTTTCCACCGCTTGCAGGTACGCCTGCGTCAGTTCCTTCACCGACGCCAGTTGCACCCTCCAGTCGTTCTGCACGGGCTTTCACCTTCTCAAGTATGGCGTCCGACGCCTTAGCGGTTTTCGCTTCCCTCCATAGTAGACGCAACTCGTCGACATCCGTGAGCGCCTCCGATTCGGCAACCCAATCGCGTGTTGGTTGTGGTGTGACACCGCGGGCAACCTTAGCCATTTCCGCAGCCGACGGACCCTTCGACCCTGCCAAAGCCCAACGCAACGCACGACCCAGCGCCGACGTGCAAGCATTCTCCAACGCCGAAGTCTGATTCGCCATACCGGAACCGTCCACCTCGAACGCCCACTCGGTCGCCTTCGGCAAGTCCGCAGCCTGGTCACCCGCCGACACATACACACGCGCCTCGACAACCCATGTTGACGCCGCCCTATCCTGCGGGGTCGTGTGGTTCACAATCACAACACGAAGGTCAGGGTGTTCCTTCAACGCCCTCGCGTGTCGTTCCTCGACCGTCTCATACGAACTCAAGTCAAATCGTGCCATCACTTGCCCTTCCTTTCAGTCTCCAACTTTTCCAACCTGACTAGAATCTTTGCCCCGATGCCTTGAGCGACCTTGTCTGCCTTATGCGCTTTCCAAAACGCAAACATCGAAAAACCGAACAACACAACAACCATCACATTCATGACGACAATCACGCTTTCCATCACTTGCTTCCTTTCTTGATTACCAACCACGGGGTTCCATTCCCCCGCGCCTGCCTCGACGTTACACGAACGCCATCGACAACACCATGACGGGCGGAACCCATCAAACCCAACACCTCAGACTTCACCTGAGTAAACGCCTTTTCCGCTTCCTCGAACCGTGACTGCAATCGAACAAGTTTTCGACCCGCATCACCAAGGTCCACCTCGTCGTCGTCAATCAACGGGTGCAACTGTCGTTGTGCCTCATAGGTTGCCTTCGACCCATCCCAGGCAGGTTGGACAGCACCGGTCAGGTGGTCCCAGAAACGATTACACGCGGCGACCTGCGCGTCCGACTCGAACTTGTCAAAGTCAATCCAGTGTTCTTCCCAGTTCCAACCGGCAACCCCAACGATGACCGCCTTCGATAGTTCGAACACGTTCATGTAGTGCATCACCTGGGCACGGTAAGCGGGTGGTACTTCGGACCACGGGTTGCGTGCCGTTTTCACTTCGACGATTGCCCACTCGAATGTTTTCCGGTGTCGTGCTATCGCGTCGGGGTTCGCCATGAGGTGCGGGTGTTTCTTGTGCCGGTACGTTCCCACAAGGAACACTTCCCAGTCGGGGTTCTCAGCCGCCCACATTTTCAGGATGGGTTCTTCGAACGCGTTACCGAAACGAATGGACCAGTTGTCCACGGGCGGGTCCGGTATTTGACCGGTACGTTTCGCCCACAACCCGAACGCGGACTCCCACGGGTTCAACCCCAGGATGGTGCCCACGTCGGAACCACCAATCCCGTTCTTCCGTGCGTCATGCCACTCAGGGGAACCGGCTTCGAACGTGCCGACATGTTCTGCCGTGTTGAATAGTTGCAAGTCAAGTGTCTCGAAGGTTTGTTTGTTTGCCATAGACTCATCGTATGGGGGACAACCGACACGCATACGACCGGCTCATGAAATCCATTGACGAGATTGACTCGGTCCCGTGTCAGGACTTGCCGGACGTGTTCTTCCCTGAGGACTTCCTCACCAAGGACATGAAGGAAAAGGCGGCGGAAACGGCGAAGCAACTGTGCGCGACATGTCCGGTCCGGTTGGAGTGTTTCGAATACGCGATTGTTTCGAAGGAACCGTTCGGGGTGTGGGCGGGGACATTACCGTCGGAAAGATAAGGACCCCCACCGAAGTGAGGGTCCCCAATCATTGCGTTAGTTAGAGTTAGCCATCCTCGTCGATGTCCTCGAACCGTGACGTCGCATCCCACGCGTTCAAATGCAGCCGTAACGTTTGCGCTTGTTTCCGTGTGAGCGACAACGTGCCAGGTTCCTCCAGCGCCCACACGTCATCCCGTAGGCGAACACGAACGTCGAGTCCGTCATACCGTAAATCCATCATTGTTCATTCCTTTCGTTTGTCAGTTTGTAGGTTGCCCATACAATCAACCCTAACCCGATTATCGTTGACCCGTTGATAGGTGCCAGCGGGTCGACCATTCCAGGTGCGAACAAGAACGCCGCGCCGATAACCATGAGAACCCAACCCATTACAGGTTCACCCCCACGATGATGACGCTCACAACAATGGCGATGCTCACCAACGACCATCCGATGAACGATTGCTTCAGTTTCGGTTCTTCATAGAACGGGGTGTTCAACGCAACGTGTGCGCTTGCCGGTACGGGCGGGACGGGTTGTGACAGTTCACGTTCGTCCCACATGGCGGCGACCCGTTCGAGTTGTTCGATGTCCTCCATGAGGACGGACATGACACTCGGAGGTAGTGTGTCCTTGTTTGCGTGATACCAGCGGACCAGCATGTCCGCCCGTTCTTGTTGTTCCACTTCGAGGTTCTTGTAGTAACCCATGGCACTTCCTTTCGTTGTTGGTTTCACGTTAGGGGATGGTGTCGGTGGTTGTCGACATTGTTTGGTCACAGTTAGGTAACGATGGAAAAAAGTGCGACACGGGGTTGTGTTTAGCGCATTAGGTGTGTATAGTCGTAGACATAAGGCAACAACGAAAGGCAGCTCATGGCAAACATCACACAAGTCCGGAACGCAGCGAAGAAACACAAGTGCGAGTTCCACACTCAAGGCAACCTCGTCACACTGTACGCCCCCCACGGTTGCACCTTCGAAGGCGAATATCACATGATAGGTCGCGAATCGGAACAAGGTTATCTGACCAAGTCAGAAATCTACGACGAAATGTTGGACGCAATGGATGACATCAGGAAGGAATCATGACTGCTCTCAAGTACCGCGCGGAACGCCACACCAAGAACGGCGTCCCCGCATACAACCACTTCAACGCAACCCTCCGAAGCGTTTGCCGCGACGCAAACATCCAACCCGAAGATATCAACGTCACCAAAGCCCTCACCGACGAGGACTACGCGGACGCACGATACGAAGTCAGCGTCAAGGGTAAGGTCATCGGAGAAATCACCGGACAACTAGAACTGTCGCTAGGGACCTACGCCGGAACCGTAATGCGCCGGGACTCCGCCGACAAAATGACCTGGCGGTTCAACCAGGCGGGGGAAACGCGGCAGCGTTATGCCAGCACCTTCGACCTCCGCATCGAAGCAATCGCAACACTCATCCGCAAATCAGCCTAACCACAACGGAAGGAACATCATGACCGACGAAGATGCATGGGCGGACGAAGCCTACTGGCGCAGCGTAGCCCGCGCCGAAGAACCACCCATCGACGACGACGACGAATAACCCTCAACAATCACTGGAAGGTGCTATACAATGGATGACATGACCTACCCATTCCACTCATACGACGACATGAGCGTCAAACAACTCGCAGACATCCGCGAACAAGGACTCGAACGAGTGCAAACCGTCACCGACGTCCTCAAACAACAAGTGAAAACCGCACACGACGAAGGCGTCAACATCAAACGCCTCGCCGAACAAGCCGGAGTGACACGCCCCACAATCTATTCCTGGCTCAGCGAATAAGAAAACCCCCCCGCATGGTGGATTGCGAGGGGGTTTTCAGGCAACGCTACCGAAAGGAAGTAGCAGAGTCTAGGTTAGCACCTATTGGCACGAATCGCATTGCAACAAGTCCATCGGGTCCACCGGAACTTCGAACCCGTCAACCTTGTCAATGTTGTCAAACGGATTACTCATCGACGGGTTTCCGGTCGTACTGGAGAACCGACGTCAACAACGACATCACAAGTGCAAGGGATGACACGGACAACACGTTCAACCAATCCACGTCGACAATGCCCGCAGCACCAACCGAGATTGTGGCGAGTGCGGTCTGTGCGAATGTTTTCACCGCGCGTTCTGTGGCGTACGCGTGGAACTTTTTCAACTTATCCATCGGGGTTCCTCCGTTTCTGTAGGTGGTCGTCGGCGACAACGCCGCCCGTGTAGGTGGCAACTACCAAACTAATTAGCGCCACCCCGCCGGTTATCAAATCGACCGACCCCATTCTATCGCCCCACACGGCAAGCGCACCAAAAACAATCATGCCCACACCAACACCCCACGACGCGGCAACGTAACGGCGACGAATCGTCCAGTTAGGGTTCGACCTCATCCGGTCACCATCGCCATGATGGGACCTAGCACGGCGGCGAGTATGCCGAACCCGCCGATTGCTTGCCACATGCGTTGTTCAAGTTTCCGAATGCGGATTTCGTGGTCCTCAATTTTGTCCTCGGAGTCCGGCAACGCGTTCGCAATCTTCTCCAATAGGCGACCCTGGCGTTGGACCTCAGCGTAAATGTCCCGCATGGAAACCCTCACCGTGTTTGTTTCGTTCTCGTCACTCACCGTAGCGCCCTTCGTATGTCAAAGAAACGGCGTAGGCGGGTACTCATCGGTTTCACCACGCGAGGCGGTAAAGGCTTCTCCAGTTCCTTCACAAGCTTCTCAACCGTGACCGGCTCCTCAATCACAGGCTCAGGCTCAAAGTAAGGCATCGGGTCTACAGTCTGTCCCCAAGTGCGCGTGGGGTGTCGCACCTCGAAGTGTAGGTGTGGTCCGGTCGACGCACCCGTGTTCCCCGACCAGGCAACACGTTCCCCACGTTGAACCCGTGTGCCCTTGTTCAAGTGTGACGGTTCCCGTAGGTGGTAGTAGACAGTGAAAAGGTCCGGCGTGTGTTTGATTATCAACGTGTAACCGCCCGAAGCGCCCGAACCCTTGTGAACGATTGTTCCGTCGGCGGGTGCCGTCAACGGGGTCCCGACCGGCATGGCAACATCGACGCCGTGATGAAACTTTCTTTTCCCCGTGATGGGGTGAACACGCCACCCGTATGGGGAACGCGTGTTGATTGAGAAGTCCTCAGACCAGGGTTGTTGCAGCCTCACGACTACACCTCAACGTAATCGCAGAAGTGCGTGACACAGTTAGCACCGCAAAACCCTGTGCAGTTATGTGAAGTCTCACAGTAAGGGCAAGGGCGCTCAGACATCAGCGGCTACCCACTCACCGGCTTCCTCATCCCAAGAGTATGCGCCATCTTCAGGCATCGGCACAGGTGCCACCCACAAACAGGTGTCCTCATCCAACACCCACGACTCAAAAGGCTTAGGCGGAATGAAAGCATCGCGGGCTTCATCGTAAACCCCGCCGATAGTGGCAGGATTTTTCCGCTCCCCGCCATCGCGCCAATACTCAACCCAAACACCGCCAACATTAGCCGAAAGCCATTCCCCGCCAAAGTCATCTGAAGCGCTCACGCTTGTAGTGAAAACCGTGTTTTCTGCATCTAAACCTGCCCAATATTTCATATCGCGTACCTCACAATAACAATCCCATCTCCTCCGTCACCGCCAGGACCACTGTTAGCGCCCCCACCGCCACCACCAGAACCCGTGTTGTCAGTTGCGTCAGTTCCACCAACGCCGTTCGCTCCACCCGTACCAGCACCGCCAGCACCGCCAGTCCCACCAGTTCCTGACCCGCCGGTATCGTCACCACCACCACCACCGCCAGCGTA